TTTTTACCACGATAAAATATTGTTTTACCCCCCATTTCATCCGTCCAACCTTTTGGCATGAAATAAAATAAGTGTGAGCCTATTTTACCTATACTATCAATATGTGGAGATACATCAAGACCATCTTGTGTTTTATGAAAGTCAAATCTTATTTTAAAATCTTTTACTTTTAATGATTTACAAATAAATTTTTTATAGTCTTTATTTTTTAAAATATTATTACAGAAAAATTGCCATATACTAGGCAATTCTTTTATACCTTTCATATACTGTTCAAAATATTTACTACCTTGTGTTTCACCAATACAAAAGAATCTACGGCAATGTGGTCTTTGTCCATATTTTCTATCTTCTGGAAATTCATCTTTGAATAAATTATCATTAGGAAAATCTTTTAACATTCTATCATAAAAATTTGGCCATAAAAACTCTACAAAATTTGCATGAGGGCAAAAATCAGTATTGTTCATATTGTATTGACCTTCGGCAGGTATATTAATCATTCTTTATGTCCTCTTATATCACGCTTACATTTTATACATGGAGAGTTTTCAATCCAGTCAGCATTATTTATTCGTTTCTTAAAGTCTTGATATTTAGGACTTGCATAATTTTTAAATAAATCAGGTTCTTCTTTTAAATCACCTACTATCCATTCTCTATGTAGTTCAGGTGCTAACATATCGCAACACGCTGTCATACTGCCATCATACTCTATATAAACACCTTTGTCCATACTAGTACATGGTTCTGTTCTTTTATAATTAAAATCTAAAACTGTACCTGCTCTATTTACTCCATTCTTCCAATAATTTCTTGCATGTATAGTAGATTTAATTTTAGGTACTTGATATCTTATCCAATCTCTATCTTTATATTCATTTGGTTCAGGTTCTGGAATTTTTAATTTTTCACATATTTTATTAATTCTTTTAAAAACATCTTTTTCGCTATACTCTACTACACCATTTTTTAAATATGCTTGTATAGCTAAATGGGTCACCCCTACATCTAATAGTTCATCAAGATAATCTCTTTTAAGATAATCTGAATTTGTATTAATACTGATTTCAGCATTTGGTAAAAAATAATTTGTCAATCTAATTTTATCTACAATAGTTCTTCTATCAGATAATGGTTCATGATATCTTGAAAAATCTATTCTACCATCAAAATCTATTTCGCTTAATTGTTCCATAATACTTTGAAACATTATTTTATCCATGTGAATAATCTTTTTTGGATTTTTTCTATCTACATCATCCCTAGATAAAGGACAAAATGTGCATGTACGATTACAAAAGTTATGTATACCAATTTCTACTGACTTTATATTCTTTTTAAATAATTCTTTTGCTTGAGTATTAATCATAATATCCTTGTTAATCTTTCATTAGCAAATTTTAAATAATCTTTATCTATTTCACAACCAACATATTCTAAACCATGTTCTTTAGCGACACATGCTGTTGTACCTGTTCCCATAAAAGGGTCAAATACTATACCTTTTTTTAAACCTGATACTTTAATACACTTCTCTACTAACTTTGTAGGAAATATTGCTGGATGTTTTTTCTCACCTGCAATCTCTTTCGTTATTTCTTTTGTTGCCTTACTTTGATATGTTATGTGCCAACAATTTGTTGTAGGTCTCCAATCTCTACCTGACCTTTTTAAATTTCTAGCTGCATTATTATATTCTTCATTATAAGGAACACCAGACCATTCTAAATCTATTTCTGTATCACCATCTTTTGTAAAGTGAAATAAATGTTCCCAACCATTTTGTAAATATCTTTTACTTGTAGTCGGTGTTGAATAACCTCTAACTTTACCATCTACTTCTATTGACTTACCCCATATAATATTATTTTGTAATTGCCAAGGAACATTTTCTGCAATCTTATATGCCCCAAAAGGATTGTTTTTAGTATATGCAATATTTAAAAATAAATGTCCATCATCTTTTAAAACTCTACAAACTTGTTCCCAAACTTCATTCATCCATTTAATATAATCTTCTCTATTATCATTATAATTGTTGTACCCTAAACCTATGTTATAAGGTGGACTTGAAATACATACATCAAAAATATTATCTTCACAATCTTTTAAAAATTTTAAACAATCTTTATTATATATCATTTTGATTTTTGTCCTGGCCATTGTCCTCTTGGCAAATATGTATGTGTTACAATACTATCTTTCTGTGTTCTACTTGTTATAATATATGATTCAATTAAATCATATCCATTTTCTTGTGCCCAAATTACTCTTTTGTTTCCTGTATGTACACCTATACCTGGAATAAAATCACCTGAATCATATCTTGGCCACCTTTTAGATTTCATTGGTTCCCAATAATAATCTAAATGTACTAATATGACTGGCCATAACATACCTACTGCCTCCATACTTTCTGTAAAAGGTACCATCTTTTTTGCAATCCATTTTCTAGGTGCTGTTATCATAATATCTTTAACAGGATGTAAAACTGGTCTTAATTTAGGTCCTTCTTGAAAGACACTTAATGGTACATGATTTTTAGCTTTTAAAATTTTCATAACCACACCTTGCAATATAATAAGCATCCACAATATCCGTTATAGGATTAGATAATGTTTGCATATCAAAATCTTTCATTAAATCTGTCTTGGTATCTTTACAAAATTGTTCATACATCAATTCTTTATTTGCATTACCTTTATCAGTTGCAAATTTTTTAACAATACTAGGAACTATTATATTATATTTTAATTTTTTTGATAGTAAATATGATTTTAATATACCACAATTTTCTGCTATTTGAAATATTGCTTGACCTTTACTACCATAAGAATAACCTTCTATAAAAACCATTTGGGTTCCATCAAATAAATTCATATCACCATAATTTTTAATAGTTTGTAATGACCAATTAGCAAGGTTATTAAATCTTTGTATAGGGTCAGTCCATTCTTTATATTCACTACCTAGTATATTGTTACCAAACTTACCTATATATTTTTTCTTAGATGATACAAAATAAAACTTACAATTTTTAAATGTTAAGTCTTTACTTGCAATGCATATTGCTGGTGAATTTAAACTATAATCAATCCCAATCGCTTGTATCTTTCTCATTATCAAATGCCTCATCTTCTAATTCATGACCACAGAACGGACATGAGAAAGGTGTTGATGAATTTGTTATATCCCACCTTATCTCATATTGTGTTTCACAGTTGGTACATTCTATATTTAAATATTGAAATTCTTCCATTATAATTTAAATTCTTTAAATGAATCCTTTTCTACATCTTGTTTAATGCCACCTACAATATAACTTTCTATTTCCGTTTCTTGTGGTGCATTTTGTAATGACCTAGAATTTAACCAATGGTCAACCCAAGGTAATGGATTAACTCTAGTGTTATATTTTGCTTCTAATCCTATACTTCTCATTCTACGATTCGCCATATATTCTACAAATCTATGTAGTAATTTTTCTGACAACCCAATCATTGAACCTTTTGTTAAAAGATAGGATGCCCAATTCTTTTCTTCTTCTACTGCACTATCATACATTTCATATATTTGTTTTTCACTATCTTCAATAACTTTTAACATCACATCATCTTTTTCATGTTCTTTATAATTATTAATAATTTTTTGTGATATTGCTAAATGTTGTGATTCATCTCTTGCAATTAAAGATATAATCTTAGCAGAACCTTCTAGTTGTTTTAATTCACCAAATGCAAAACTGCAAGCAAATGATACATAAAATCTAAGTCCTTCTAATATGTTTACTGTACATAATGCTAACCATAGTTTCTTTTTAAGTTCGTACTCATCTACATTTTGACCCATTAATTTTTTATAACCTACAGCTATTAAATCATCATATGCCTTGGTTACTGATTTTGCTCTTTGTTCTATTCTTTCATCTTCAATGATAGTATCAAAAACTTCATTTGGATTTGGATATAAATTTTTTATAATATATGTGTATGACCTAGAGTGAATTGTTTCCATAAAGTCCCATGTTATAATACATGATTCTAATTCTGGCAAACTTACAAATGGTAAAAATGCAAGTGCTGGTCCACGACCTTGTACACTATCTAACATTGTTTGATATTTTAAATTTGATGTAAATATAAACTTATGTTCTGGTCTTAATAATTGATAATCGTTTCTATCTTTTTGTAAAGATATTTCTTCTGGTCTCCAGAAATAACCTAATTGTTGTTGAGTTAGTTTATCAAATATAGGATACTTAAATGTATCATATCTTTGTACTGCTAAATCTTTACCAAAAAACATTGGTTGTTTTGTAAAGTCTAAATCTTTTTCTTTATTAAATACTGACTTCATATGACACAAGATTCACAATCTTCCTCTTCTTCAGATTTTTCTATTGTAGTCATATTAGGTTTATCTTCTAGTACATCTGGTTTATCATCTTCATCTATTTTACCATCATATGTATTCTGATAGTAAGATGTTTTCCATCCTAATCTATAAGTCGTAAGCAAGTCTTGTGCCATTACTGATAATGGTACTTGATTATCTTTATAATCTTCTGGATTATATGACCAATTTCCTGATATTGCTTGGTCAAAATATTTCTGCATAACTGCAACGATATTTATATATCCTTCATTAGATTTCATATTCCACAATAAAGTATATTTACTTTTCAATGATGAATATTGTGGTACTACTTGTTTTAGTGGACCTTGTTTTGATTTTTTAACTGATAGATAATCTCTAGGTGGTTCTATGCCGTTAGTAGCATTAGAAACCACACTAGAGGATTCTGATGGCATTTGAGCTGATAGAGTGCTATGTCGGAGACCATGCTCAAGTATATCTTTCCTTAATGATTCCCAAGGTAGAGTTAGTTTTCGATTTATAATCTCATCTACCTCTTTCTTGTAAGTATCAATAGGTAAGATACCATCAGAATATTTTGTTCTATTAAAGTATTCACATTTACCTTTTTCTTTTGCAAGTGTATTACTTGATTTTAATAAGTAATATTGGAAGTGTTCTGTTAATTCATCTACGGATTGCCATGCCCCTTTCTCATTATAATTATATCCTAATTTTGCTAAATAATGTGCTAATCCAATATACCCTATGCCTAAACTTCTTCTTTTTTTAGTTGATACTTCAGCTGCCTTAACTGGATATCCTTGATGGTCTATTATCTCATCCAAAGCTCTTACAGACAAGTCGCACAGCGTCTCCATTTCATCATAATAGACTAGTTTACCTACATTGATGGCACTTAGTATGCATAATGCTATTTCCCCCTCACCATCAATGTGTTGTAATGGTTCTGTTGGTAGAGTTATCTCTTGACATAGATTAGACATTCTAATTAAATCTTTAAATGATGAGTGAGTATTACAATGGTCAATATTCATGATATAGATACGACCTGTTTCTGCCCTTTCTTTTAATATAGACATAAACAATTCTTGTGCTGGTATTTTCTTTTTAAAAACTGATGTTTTTCTTTCTGCTTGTGTATAGATATCATCAAATTTATCTGTACCCCATGCTTCGTATAATTCAGGTACTTCGTGTGGTGAAAATAAAGTTATGTCTTCATCATTGATAAATCTTTCATAGAATAGTTTTGATAATTGAATTGAATAATCTAATTTTCTAACTCTATTATCATCACTTCCTTTATTGTTTTTTAAAACTATGATGTCTTCTATTTCTTGGTGCCATATTGGAAAATGTACTGTTGCACTTCCACCTCTTACACCATTCTGTGTACAACATTTTACTGTTGCTTCAAATTTTTTTAAAAATGGAATGATACCTGTATGTTGTACTTCACCCCCTCTAATTCTAGAATTGATACCTCTAATACGACCTGCATTAATTCCTATACCTGCTCTTTGAGCAACATATCTTCCAATCGCCATATCTGATGTAAAAATACTTGGTAAAGTATCATCACTATCTACCAGTACACATGAAGCATATTGTTTTAATGGAGTTCTTACACCTGCCATAATAGGTGTTGGTATATTAATCATGTGTTTACTAATTGCACGATAATATTTTTTAACATATGAAAGTCTTGTGTCTTTTGGATATTTGTGAAATATAGTAGCTGCTATTAACATGTACATAAACTGTGGTGTTTCGTAAATTTGTCCTGTACTTCTATCTTGCACCAGATACTTATCCATAACTTGTCTTAGACCTGCATATGTAAATTCATAATCTCTTTCATGTACAATCCATTGTTGCATACGGTCCCATTCTCTCTTATCATACCATTTCAATAAATCTTTATCATAGACACCTTTTCTAACTCCCATTTGTACATGTTCGTTTATATGTGGATGGTCCCATAATCTTCTAATAACTTTCTTTCTTAAACTGAATAGTAATAATCGAGCTGCTACATATTGGTAGTTTGGTTTTTCTAGTGAGATTAAGTCAGCTGCTGACTTGATTAAGATTTGTTGTATTTGTTCTGTTGATATGCCATCAAAAAATTGAAGTCCACTATTCATTTCTACTTCTGATGGAGATACACCTGTTATATCTTCACAAGCATACTCAACCATTTCATGTATCTTTTCAATATCAAGAGGAACTTTACCACGCCTATTTCTCTTAACCACATAAATTTTCTGTTCAATCATATTTGCACTCTCTTATAAAAATCAAGTTTAGCCTTTGCAGCTAAACTGTTGTATGTATTGTTGATGATTATATCAGCAACTTGCTCAGAAGTCAAGCCTGATAGAACCATATCGTTAATGTCTTTGTGTTTAAAGTAATCTGGCCATATAACGATACTATAACCTTGTTCAATTACGCCATACATTTGTTTAATGATTTCGTAATTTCTCGGTTCGTTATCATATATATAAGTTATCTGCTCACTTGAAAGACTTTTTTTAATATTTTTTAAGTCTGCGCCAGCAGCTGCCAAACAATTGTCAATAAATAGACTATCAAGAGGACCTTCTACTATTTTTATTGGTTCTACAAAATTTACTCTTTCAAGTCCATATACTTTTTGTTTACTCTCATCTAATTTAATCGTGATATATTTTGGTTGTTCTTTACCAAAAGCACGACCTTGAAATGCGAACAATTTGCCTGATTCATCATAAAAAGGTATAATCAATCTAGGATAATCTTTAGTTATATTTTTAAAAGTATCAGGTTTAACTTTATTAACTAAAGTCATAAACTTATCGCAATAAAATAATAAGTCAAATTTATCTTCAGGTATTTTTCTATTACTTACATACTTTCTAGCAGGATGATTTTCATCTAAATATGAAATCTTTATACCTAAATCAAGTGTAAATTCTACTTTCTTAAAAATAGGTTTAAAATCTACTTCTTCTTTTTTAGGTTTTTTCTTAAACTTCTCAAAACAATATTCTGAATATAGTTTATTATCTATTTCTTTTATGAAGTTAGGCATATTTGTACCATGACCACAATTATGACATTTAAAAAACATGTCATTTTTCACAGCATACAAATAACCTCTAGCTTTGGTTTTATCTTTTTGAGAATCTCCACAATAAGGACATCTAAAGTTAAATAAATTGTTTCCTTTTTGTTTAAATTGCTCTAGTCTGCTAGAGAGAATATTAATAAATTTTAAATCAATATAATTTGACATAACACATGTGTAAGTATATAGGAATATACATGTTGTGTCAAGTCTGGTTGATTATTATTAAGAAAAATATCCAGTAGAAGACATTATTTTAGGCATATTTTTTGCTAATATAAAACCTATAGCAATAGCACCACCTAGTATTAACCATCTCCATTTTTCAAGTACTGAAACTCTACCCTCAAAACATTGTTTTAATGATTTTATTTCTAATAATAATCTTTTTTCGACCTGTGAAATATCTCTTTGTAAATCTCTATATACGATATCAAGCTCTTCACCTCTTTCTCTTACTTTGGTAAATAAGATTTCTTCAGTTTTTTCTGACTGAGCTAATCGTTGTTCATGGACAGCCAACATCTGTTTAATAGATGTTGAAACATCCGTTAATTTATCAATTGCTGTATCTAGTCTAGAATGAATAAGACTAGCATTAGCAATATCTTTTTTCATACCCTCTACCTCAACGGCAATTTGGGTTATACTATCCCTTGCCATACTAATTTGAAAGTGGGTTAGTAGATTTTGCTTGTATTTCTCTAATTTGCAATTTTAATAACTCAATCTCTTTTTGATTAATTTCACTATTTTTAGAGTTGGTATTTATATTTGTTGTATTAGTACTAGCATGGTCTTTTACTTTTGCAAGTGAATCCAATCTTGTTGTGATTTCACCATATTTGATAAATCCTCCACCTAATGTTAATATAAGTCCGAGTGCAGCTGCAACCCATTTAATGTCTATATCTTTGAACATATTTTATTTCCTCTTTAAATCTCGTAACTCTTGATAGAGTTTGTTTTTTTCTATATTTATATCTCTTAATATAGACCGTTGAATAGCAATTGGGTCATTATCTCGGTACGCTAATCTAGCGTCTTTATATATTTGTTGCTGTTCGAGTATATTTATATCTTGAAAGAAGTCTGGGTTAGGAACACCGTTCATTTTTCTATCTCGATAGAACGGTTTACTAGCATAATTGTTTAAATTAGGTCCGTCCATTTGCATACCCTTTAGTGTTACTAATTGTACTGCCCTAACCCTATCACTAACTTTCTTCAATCTTGCATTTACTTTTTTAATTATTTTTGCTACTTTTTCTCCAATACTTTCTACATCAGCATTTACGCTAGTTGAAGTTTCAGAAACTTCATTATCTCCTGCCTCGGCGTCTGCCTCAGCGACAACAGTTTCCTCACCGTCCTCCTGTGTCGGTGTATTTTCTGATGGCGAATTTTCATCCATTGAAGATTCATCAGATACAGTTTCCGTTTCTGTACTGGTATCTCCCTCTTGACTAGTTTCTTCAGACTGAGTTTCTGTTTCGGTTGTAGCACCAGTATTTTCCTCCTGTGTAGTTGGTTCATCTTCTGTAACAGAATTTTCTGATTCTGTTGCCGTGTCTTCTGTTGTTACAGTTTCGTTTTCCGATGATTGTACCTCCTCCGTTGGTTGATTTTCTTCCATGGTAGGTTCCGAAGTTTCCATAGCGTCATCTTCGCCCATAGCGACAGGTTCATCTGACTGGACCACCTCCTCTTCCATCGCTTCTGGTGTTTCCATTTCAGGTTCTGGTTCTGCCATAGCGACAGTTTCAACAGGACCCTCCTCAAAAGCTTCAGTTTCTACCGATGGTGATTCTTCCATTACCATATCTGTGGGCGCTTCCATTTCCATGTTAGTGTCCACCGATGGTGTTTCTTCCATTGCCATATCAGTTGGCATATCCATTTCTACCATTGCATCCATAATTTCAGTTGCAGCTTCGGTAGACATATCTTCTGGCATATCCATATTAAACATCTGTGAAAAACTTTCTGCCATTGTTTCAAAAGTTTCTACTGCCATTTCTGTAAATGATGTTTCTTCCATATTTGGCATATCCATATCAGTCATGTCTGGCATATCCATATCAACAGTTTCTATATTCGTTACTGGTTCATCAAATTCCATATCTGTTGGCATATCCATAACTATAACACCTGCCATCTCATCATCTATTGTTTGTTCCATTGTATCTACTTCAATAGTATCATCAAAATACATTTGTTCTTCCATGTCCATTGTTGGTTCATCAAAAGTAAGTGTCATATCAAGACCTGAATCTTCTATTATATTTTCGACCATATTTGTAAATGTAGTTCCACCTATTTCTTGATTATCTAAAAGTTCAATAGCGTCATCAATAGCAGTCGAAGCTTCTTCTAATTGAGTTACCGTTTCTTCTGATACAGTTACAGGATTTTGTTCGTAAGTAATTTTAAGTGTAGGATGTTTAAAATCTGGTGCCCAATGACTAGTTCTATTTGTTGATTCTTCAAAATCAATTCTAATAGCAATATCATAATCTGTTGCTGTATTACTACCTTGTGTATGTGTACTATTTGCACCATTGTATGTAGTATACCCACCACAGTTTGTAGAACCACAGCTATTCCTTGTTACATTTCTTATTTGTGTTGATACATTACCAGCACTATCGGTAATTGTTTGTGTTAGTTTTGTTATAGAGGTTGCTGTATTCCAATGCCAGATTTTACCACCAAATTCTGATTTCCAACCATTTTGGATTTGAGCTTCAGTCATTTCAGCGTCATCTGATAATGATATACCTTCATGCTCTAGATATTTGTCATTTACACCTGCTATAATATTATTACCATGATTACTGGTATTAGTACCAGACCAACCGTTAATTGGTGTACCATTAGTATAAAAGTATTGATTAACTAGATTATTGGTGGTAACTTCATCAGCGAATGTGATAAATGGTATTAAGAAAATTACATATAATAATTTTTTCATAACAAGTTACCTATTAGTTATTTGTTTCCGTTAGAAAATTCTCTTTGTTTGTCTTTAAGTCTTTCTACATCATCTTTTAAATCATCAACATCATCTTTTAATACATTAATATTAACTTCATTATGTGTCATACTAT